GCCGAAGGATACGTTGTGCTGTCTGTTCGTCCAGAAGGGCAAGACGATGGAGCACACCGGCTTCGGCCTGAACAATGAGACCATCGAATGCTCAAGCGGCGTGCAGCATTTCACCTCCAGGAAGGCTAAATGGACGCACTGGGGCGTGCCGGCGTGCATTGACGGCGCTATTCCCACACCGACGCCGACGCCGACACCTGAACCAACGCCAACACCCAGCGGCCACAAAACGCTCCGGAGAGGGGACAAGAGACCCGAGGTAGTGGAGCTCCAGACAGATCTGGTCCGCCTGGGCTACGACATCGGGCCCTGCGGCATCGACGGCGACTTTGGTCGGGCAACGAAGGCAGCGGTGGAGCAGCTGCAGCTGAAGCACGGGCTGGTCGTTGACGGGATCTGCGGGCCGAAGACGTGGGTGGCCATCGACCAGGATCTGGCCGCGCTGGATCAGCCGGCGCCGATCATCACCTACACGGTCACCATCCCGGACCTGAGCATGGAAGACGCGAGGAAACTGTGTGATCAGTACCCGAAAGCACTGATCTCTGAAGGGAGTGTTGCAAGATGAGCGTTTACAACTGGCTCACCTTGTTTGGGATCCCCGGCCTCATCGCCGGGCTGTTCAGCTTCATCACATTGCAGATCAAGCAGAATAACGCCATCAAGCTGGGCCTGCAGGCAATCCTCCGCGATCGTCTTCTCCAGGCGTATGAGTTTTACGGTACCAGGGGCTGGGCGAACTATGACGAGAAGCAGAACGTCCAGAACCTTTACACCCAGTACGAAACGCTGGGCCCGAACGGAATCATGGAAGTGAAGCACCAGGAGTTTATACATCTTCCTGATGCACCACATAACAATTCTAATAATGGAGATGGAGGGAATGTTGGATGAATTGGGATTGGAAGAAGTGGGCAGTAGCTGCGCTGATCCGGGCGCTGAGAACCTTTGCTCAGACCTTCGCCGGCTGTATTGCGGTGGGGGCTGCAGTGGAGGAGGTTCAGTGGCTCCGTGCACTTTCTGTGAGTGGTGTGGCATTTGTCCTCAGCATTTTGACGTCGCTGGGGGGCCTGCCGGAAGTCGAAAAGAAACCGCCTGCGGATGAGGCGGCGAACGGGTAAGGACAAGCCCCGGGAGAGATCCCGGGGCGCTTTTTTTATTTAGATCGCTATTTTGAAGACGATCACGGGGTATGGTTCGACTGTAACCAATCGGTTGGAAGCGTTTGGTTGAAAGTCGAATCGTTCAAACAGCGGAAGCTCGTCGATAGGCGGCAGCTCATCAGCCGGGATTCTTTCGACATTTTCTGCTGCGTTGACGACAACTCGAAGACAATCATTATATACAGTAATGGAGTTTATATAACTGTTGACAAGGCTTTTCAAAAACTCCGTATCGTTGCGTTTGCCGTCTGCAATTTTCTGAAGGTAAAACCGGACCCTGTCTTTTGATATAGTCTGACTGGCAGTGATCTGGTGATAGGCAATATCCTTTTTCAGTGCCTCAGCCTGAGCAGTCAGATTGTCGAGCATAGCGGCGGTCGACTTTGTCCAGATCCCCTCTGAGATAGCCGTGTTTATATTATCAATCCTGCGATTGATATCATTCAGGCTTGTTTCCATTTGTCTTATTGGAGACTCTGCATTATATTCATTTAATGTATCATACACAGCATCAACGAATTGATCAAATGCCTTTCCGCGCAGAAGATTGTCAAAGATAAAATCAAATATCGCATTCTCCATAATGTCGGTTTTGTACGACTTCAAATCGCAGGCAACTTTCCCGTTGCTCTTTTGGTTCCCGCACTGGTAATAGTAATACCATTTTCCGCGCCCGACACCGGAAACGCCTCTGACATTTGAGCCACAGTACCCACATGAACATTTCCCGGATAAAGTATAATCAAAGTTCCTCTTTTTATAATGCTTTGAAGTCTTTGCCCGCAAATCTTTACAAACTTCCCATGTTTCTTGATCGATGATTGCTGGCATCCCGCCAGGGTGCCTTTCGGTCTCATATTTATACACGCCGCAATATGACTCATTCTGGATTGTATGAATAATACGTGAGATGTGGAACGGATCGCCGTTTTTGTTCCTGACGCCTTCATCTGTTATGATCCTTTGAACGTCAGCTGCGGAATTCCCCTGGGCGTAAAGAGAAAATATCCTGCGAACAATCGCAGCCTCAGGTTCATAAATTACGTAATGTCCATTTCCATCCGTTCTGTACCCGAATATTTTTACTCCATTGTATAAGCATTTTCTCGCATTATCCATCCTTCCGCGGCGAACATTTTCAGACAGATTTCTGGAATACCATTCAGCGATCGCTTCAAGCATTCCCTCCGTCAATACACCTGCGGCACCGTCAGGGATCGGCTCCATTGCATATACGACAGATACGCCGAGATCTGCAAGCTGACCCTTGTACGCTGAAGACTCTCGCCGATTACGACCGAACCTGTCTACTTTCCAGGCGAGCACAGTATCAAAAGCACCGGAAGACGCAGCGCGAAGCATAGCCTGGAATTCCGCCCGGCGTTCTGATTTCTTGTACCCTGATTTTGCATGATCGGCGTATTCATGGATGATGGTATAACCTTCGCGCTCGGCATACTCCCGGATATCCTTCAGCTGCTGATCAATGGAGACGTCGCGCTGGCTGGCGGATGAATAGCGGGCGTAGGCGACGGCCGTCTTCGGCTCGCAGGTTGTGAGCCTCTTCTTTGCGGTGGACATCTGATGACCTCCTGTTATTGCCGTATTACGATTTCGTTGTACCAGCTGCCCATATTTAAACGTTGCATGGAATACCATACATTTTGAACCATCTGAACAAGCAGCCTGTCGTCAGAAAACTCAGCGCGATTTGAGCCTACTCCAATCATATTCACTGTGTATCCATCGTCAGTTTTCGACCATGTGCCTATAGCTGCTCCCTGGGCAACCATCCCAGAGTTTTGAATGTCTTCAGCTGTTATTCCTGTAATAGATCCAGAATCATCAAAAATCATGATATATATCATATAATTTTTCCCGGCCGATTCTGGAGTTTCTGGAATATCTCTATAATCAAGCATGATATACCACGCTCCAATGATTGGGTCCTTGTCTTCAGCCGGTGCAGCCGTCGGCAGGATCAGCGCCATGGCCAGGATGATTGTGATCAGTTTCTTCATGGTTCTCCCTCCTCAATTTTCATATTCGTGATAGTTGACATTAAACATTTCACCGCGCTGGATGTGTTTTATCTCATGCCGGTATGTCCTCAGCTGCTGCACCCTGGACAATCGTGCATTGATAACAATGATTGGCTCGTAATCTGATCCAAGACAGACAAACCCGTGAATTCTCACGGGCAAGTCTATCAGAATGACAGGAACATCATACATTATGATCACGTTCCTTTGAAATCGCATTAACAACAGCCAGGACTGCCTTCAGATCAGAATCATCGAGAGTCTTCTGCTTATCGAACAGCATGCAGAGTGTCGGGCGCTCGTGGAGTGTTTCAATGCGCTGCATGTCCTCATAATTGCTGATGCCGTCCTCTGTGGTAAGAGTAGAGAAGAAAACACCAAGCAGTTCGGCAAGGGCTTGTATTTTATCAGTGCGCGGGTACTTCTTGCCGGAGCACCAATCCGATACAGTAGCGGACGACACATCAAGGGCCCGGCAGATATCTGCCTGCGTGATCCCCTTTGCATCCATCAGGTAACGAAGATTCTTTGCGAATATTTCTTTTACGATATCGGGCATATCTCATTCCTCCTTGGAACATTAGTATAATTGAAAAAAGCGAGAAAAACAAGCATAACCAAAAATATTTTTAGCTTTATGCTTGACATCTCGTTTTAAGCGAGTATACTGATAGTGGTCCCCAACAATTTGAAAGGAGGAAAAGCACAATATGGAGGGCATGAACTACCCGCCGAAGATCTCGCTCGCCGCTGCTCGTGTCAATGCTGGGCTCCTTCAGGAAGTCGCTGCAGTCAAACTTCACGTCACGCCTGAAACGCTCAGAAGTTGGGAAAAGGGCAACACTGTCCCCGGGTATGATAAGTTTATGGAGATCTGCAAACTTTATCAGTACCCTGCCGACTTTATTTTTTGCGGCAAACGCTCGCTTTAAGCGAAAGCAAAGGAGGTGAGACCATGCCGGCGGCCAAGGAGCTGACGATCAAAGCAGAATACACAGGCGCCGATCCAAACCTCGTGCCGGCGGCACACGCATTTGCCCGTGTGATCAGGGAGATCACCAACACTGACGGCACGTTTAAAGACCCGGAACTCGAAGCAGAGTTTCAGAAATGGAGAGAGCATGAAAAACAAGTATACGAGCTACAGCATCGAAGAGCTGGTCCCGAT